TAATTTCAATAACTTCCATTTCGCAACGGTTGGTAATAATGTCTTGATCATCATACCAAAACCATGTTTGCCCCGGGACTACATCTGAAAAATGGCCTGTTTCAACGGCTCCGTATTTGTTTTTCAGTGGGTCAGGTGTAAATTCAACCTTACCAGGGGAAGTATATCCAGGTGGATAATGAGAAACTGGATCACCCATTTCTATAATGGTGTCCGGGTACCCTCCTTTCCAAGTTGTATTTGCTGGTGGACATCCAGTTTGTTTGAGTCCAACGCCATTAACATTATCCCAAAAATCTGGGTCAAAAATGTTGGTCTTACATGAAACATTAGATGGGACAGAATTTTGAAAGTCCCAAAACTTTACATCAAACAAGGATTCTCGTACTTCAGCGCAAGATACAACCGGTACAATTGCAATGTCACAATCTGACTCTGAATTCGGCCTCCGACTATCGGTTGGGTGAACGGTCATAGTAGTGGATTTAACTGGAATAGGATGCTTATCACTAACTGAAGAGCAAACATGTCCATGTGACCACGGTTGTGCACATTTAAAACAGACGCGAGTAGGCAACGACGGTTGCAATAAAGTACGGCATCTGTGTCCAGGAATAAAAGTTTCGTCACAATATCGACAAGGAACTTTACATTTATGGCCAAAAACATATGGCTCTGGACAAAATTTACACTGTCTAACGACAGGCGCAATTGGTTTAATGATGGGCGGGGGTATAAGTGCGGGAACGGGCTTATCAAACGGTTTAATGTCAAAAATTAAAATTGGTGACACATCATCGGGGTCAATTTCTTTTTCAATCATGACCATCTCACGATAATAATCCGGATAATTATGGCCTATCACTACTTCTTGATCGGAAAGTGATTCCATCCTGCATTCCTCGACGCACGGTATAAGTCCTTCTTTTTGATAGAGGACCCTATTAGACACAAATTTGAAATCTGGGCTGAGTTGTGAAGCTTCAATTCTTTTAACAACTCCTTCTTGCCTATGGTAGTGGAGGACATTATTTCTGGTTTCATCAAATCCCCAGTTATCTCTTTCCCATTCGAGACAGTACTTATTGTACTTATCAGTCTGCGATGGTCCACATTTCTTACACCAATGGCTAAGCTCCGATTTATTACATTTGGTTTTCGGCGCATCATCAAAGTTAAGAGTAGGGGCAACTTTATCTTCGCGTTGCCTCCGATTTATAGCCTTCTTCGGGCTTTTAATTATAGTCTTCTTAGGAGACTCACGTTTATTTATAGTCTTCGGTGAGACTCTATTTTCAGGTTCTGAAGTTTTAGTGCTGATAAGCGGATTATTCGTCGACTCAGTCACAACTTTCTTTTTAATTGCTTTAATAGGCTCTGGTAATTTGTGCTTAGCTTGTCTATAGACATCTTTAGCACGCACACGATCTACAAATGGATCTTTAACAAGATATTTTGATAATTCTTGCTCTGCTTCTTCTTGAGACAGATTAATATTATCCACAGTAGGGTGCAAAGCACGATAATAACGAACAGGCATATTTAAATCATATTCAGGTATAGATAAAATTTCCTTATATAATGTTCGTCCTGGAGCTTTAAGCATTGTAGCATAACTTACAGTAGTATCAACGTTCAATTTAGGGTGAACGCGGACATTGTCCTCTTTCCCGATACTAGAAAAATTATTTAATGTTGAAGGTGAACCTGCCGGTTGGTTAGTCCCGGAATTTGGCCCTCCACTAGTCGTCAGTCCTGATCCATTATTATGGGGAGGACGGCTAGCTAAAGAGCCCGCAGTTACTGAAACTAGCTCTGCGTTTTCATCGCGAGCATCGTAGCTATAGTCTGCGTTACAGAGGTTGG